CCAGGGGAACTTGGTGGACCATCAAAACTTGGATCGTATCCAGTATGTCCATATTCTGCTTGCCCTCTCGCATCATCTCTATCCTGTTGAGTCATTTTGAGTCCTTGTCTTCCACCAACACCTCTGGAAGATTTTTTACCAGGACCACGACTTGCATCGTGTTGAAGACTCATAGTTCTTTGATTGTGCTTTGAATACTTTGCAACTTCCTTTTTCTTATCACCTCTGTTTGGATACCCACTTGCAGGTTTGTGCATTCTGGAGAGTGTTGCCTTATTCCATCTTTTTGTTGATTCTGGAGTTTTTCCATATGAACCTTCTGCTTCATAGATGTCAAACATTTCATCATACTCTTCCCCCATCGCTTTTTGTTTGCGAAGTTTCTTAGGATTCTTAGTCTTATCTGCTGAGTATGTATTCTCATCACGATCATCATCAGGATCTACAGCAACACGGTGTCTTGCTGCTCTATCATCATCGGACATATTTGCACGACGAGACTTTGCTTCATCTGGACTATAAGTTCTTCCAGTATTGTGCCATTCGTGTCCTTCGTGCCCTCTGTCACGAGCATCCTTCGTAGCAGCTTTAGTTACTGCCTTTGCACGATTTGATTTGAAGGTCTTCATATCAAGTCCTTCAACGTTCAAAGTTTTTGGATAATCCTTTTCACCTGGTTTGGCTGGACTTTCTCCACGCTTTCTTTTAGCATGGATACGGTCCCACAGTCCAAGTTTTTCCTTGAGTTCATCAACTAGTTCACCTTTAAAGTTTTTGCTAGATTTTTTTGTACAAGCAGCAGCCTCTGCCATAAATTGTTCAAAAGATTTATTTACATCTTCGTTAATCTTTTGTTTCATAAGTTGATAACCTTTTTATTTTTTTTATTTCTCTTGACTATTTATTTGTTTAATCATTTTTTGAAGATCTGAGGTTGATCCAACAAACAAAGAGTTATTGACAACGTTTGGACCTTTAGTATGACTATCTTCATTAATTTCTTTAAGTTTTTTTTGAGATTCTAAAAGTTTGTCAGTAATATCGGCAACATTTTTAATTAAATTGCCAGCTACTTCATATGCTCTTGGATGATTTGTTTGTTTTGCAACATCAAGAATATCATTGATTGCTTCCTGTCCTTTTTCAATTAAGTTATAAAGATTGCCTCTTGCATACTCATGATCATCTTTTACCTGATTATCACTTTTTACTAATTTAATTTCTCTTACAGTCTCTTCAGCTTTCATAATTTCACATTCGACATTGAATTCTTTGTTTAAATTTTCAAAAGGATCTATCATAATAATGTTGTCCAAGATTCATTGAAACCAAAATTATCATCTGGTTCTACAAATTGATCATCTAGAGTAGTAATTACTGAGAATTTGTGAGGACCTGTTCCCTGCGAAGTTAAATTTATATTAATATCACGTTGAGAATTATACTTCGTTGTTGCAACTCTAAAATTATTATTATCAATTTTAACAATATAGTATTCACTGCCAGATTCCAATCCACCGATAGGGGATCCAGTTTGATTGGTAACTCTATACGTTACAAAATCACCAGTAATAAATCCATGATTGGGCAAAGTAATTGTGTTGCTATTTACATTGACTTCCGTGAATGAAATGTCAGTACCATCATTAGTATAATCTTCTAGTGCTTTTGGAGTTGCACTATATCTTACATATCTAGAACCAGTGTTAATTGCCGTACCAATATCAACATTAACTGTTTTAATCACATCTTGAGATACAACTGGGCCATATAGATAAGTTTTTGCTACAAAATTTAAAGTATGAATTAAAGATCTCCTTCTTCTAAAATCTCCTTCATAATCATCTTGAATACTTACATTTTGTAATATAATTGGTATGTCTTTAATTTCTTTTGTTTGATCAATAAGATTAATAGTAATATTAAACATTGGTTGAAAGTATGGAAGAATTTGTTCTAAAATTTGAACAGAATCATCATTATTTTTACTAATAATATTAAGTTCAAAATCTAGGTTGTACGGCACTGGAGTATATTGAGTATATACTTCTTTGGTATCACCAGACTTTGGAGTTTTGCAAATATTAATTGGTGCTAACTTTCTAGTAGAATCATAATTAATTCCTTTCATTTCAAATGCAATTCTTGGCAATTGAATTTGAATCTCAGATCTTCCATCTAATTGCGGTTCTGCTTCAATTCTTGCAAGAAACTTTTCTCTTGGTCCATAGGAAAGAGGCACTTTAATAGTTTGAACAATATTTCCATTGGCATCAACGCGCCTTAATTCAATATTATTAAAGAGGGTTCCAAACCCAACAATAGTTTTACGAATAATTTCGTGATAAAAATGTTTACCTAACATCAGAATACTCCCATATTTCCATATTCACCAAATGGATTTTTTGCAGTCCAGTCAATAATTTTATCACCAGATAACTCAAACCATTCATTTTCAGCACCAGGATCATTTTCTTTTTCTATAGTACTGAATGAGGTAATAGTCCATTCAGCACCAGTTTCTTCACCAACTAACGTATCATTATCAACGAAAGTTCCTACAATATTAATTAATTCTAGTTCTTTATTAGTACCATCATATCTCGTAACTTTACCTTTTGGTTCGGATGGAGATCTTTGTATTGTAATAGTTGGTGCTGTAGTATAACCAGAACCTGGATTCGTAATATTTATGGAAGTTACTTTTCCATTAGTAAGAACAGCTGTTGCAGTTGCTTTTACTCCAGTTGCCGGTGATGATATAGTTACAGTTGGAACTGTTTTATATTCCTCTCCAAGTTTTAAAACTTTAATATTAGTCACAGATCCAGAAGTTATTGTTGCAGTTGCGTCTGCAGATTTGGATGAACCAAATACAAGTTCTCCAGTTTTAAATGATTTTTTATTTGCAACCGTTGTAATTGCTGATGCATTAGAACCAGAACCAATAAATGATACAAGTGGTGCGGTAGAATAACCAATCCCTGGTTCTGTCAAATTAATTGAACTAATAGAACCATTGGTTGTTGAGACACTAACGGATGCTTTTGACCCAGTTCCTGGCGGCCCAAATGTTACAGTAGTATTTCTTCCATAGCCAGTTCCAGCATTTGTTAGATATACAGATTTAATACCATCGATGAGTTTAAACACAACTGAATATCCAGAGTCTTTGGTAATATCGTCGATTTCTTTAATTCCAGTCTCAATCCTTTCATCAGAAAACTCCATTGTTTCTACAATGAGTTGATATGTTTGAATAGCATCAAGTTGTCTAAATGGTTTTTCGTGTTCAACAAACTTGATTTGAAAAAATTGTTGAGTGAGAGGAAAATATAATAGATCTCCTTCATTGGGTCGTTTTGACGATACTAAATTATTTGAAGACGAAACAAGATCTTCCCATCTTCTCTTTGAAATTATAAACGTTGCTTCATCAGAAATTCTTACGCCAAACTTTGATAGTAAAGTTCCATCGCCTTCGAAACCTTCGAAACTTGATAGATACATTTCAATTAAATAATTTTCATCAAATTTTGAAAGTATGTCTTCTCTAAAAATTCTATCTTTTTTTACTATTTCTCTGGGTAAGTAATATACATCATGTCCATAAATCTGTAAAGACTCTATGATTAAATTCTCATATAGTCTTTGTTCTGAAAGTGTACCATTTGAAAAATAAACATTTTTAGCCATATCAACCTACGCAGTCTAATGGTGGAAGTTCATATGTAGAAGACATTTCTTCTGTTAGTTTATCCAACTCTTGAACCGCGTCATCATACAATTGTCTACCATTAAACTCTACTCCACCAGGTAATTTTATACCCTGAAATTTCATTAAATTTTGACCCCACTGTTTCTTTATAGACGATGTGAGATATTTTTTTATAAAAATTTCATTGTAAATTTTTGGCCATGTGACTGGATCTAGTGCTCTGTAACATTCAATAACTAGATAGTCGTTTGCAGCCACTCTTTGCCAATCAACATCAACATATATTTTATTTTGAACTTTATTATATCTTATTATTTTTTTACCTTCTAAAAGAAATTCTAATGTTTCTAAGTATGTCATAGTCATAGTTAGATTTAAAATATCATACGCATAAAAATTATAAAAATCATTTAAGAAAAATTGATATCTAAAACCGAACATACTATTTACGTATGTATTAGAAATAGGCATTATATTTTCAACACCAATAACATGATCTGGTAAAGTAAAATACCCTCTACCTTCTTCAAATTGAAGAGTTCTTGGCGGCGTAGCAGTATTTTGATCTGTTACTGTGGTTGAAGTATTTCTTTTTCTGCCATTTTCAATATCTTCATTAGTAAATTTATACTTTAACATAACCCTTTCAACCCCATTATAAACCCTCTCATTGTAGAGTTGAATGGTATCATCAATTAAATCTTCAATTTGATCATCGTCAACATTAATTTCAATTACTGGCTTACCTAATTTTCGTAAGCAGTATTCCTTAAGTTGCGACCTGCTGCTTGGGTTTGCCATTACTTTGTTTTACTGGTGAAGTTTCATTAAATGTTTCACTATCGTGTATCTTTTCGGGAGAACTCTGTAGTTGTTGTATGACAGAGTTTAAATACATTACTTTAGACTCTAACATAATATTTTGTTGGGTAAGTTGATTAATTTTGCTACTCATCACTTGCATTAAAGTGTTGGCTTCATCAGGATTCATAATTACCTCATTTTTAATTATTTATCAATAAGTACCGCCATCAATTGTAGTAGTCCACACAGGAACACCCGCAGCAGTTACAGTCAAAATTTGGTTTGAAGTTGTTATATCAGCTGTTCCTGCTGCATCTGTTGAAGTAAGTCTTTTATATTGATCGAAATATGGAACACCTTTGTGAATACCAATATCTAGTTTAGTAGTATTAAAATATGCACTACCAACAGTTCCAGTAAATACCTGAGAAGTATTTGTTGCATCTGGAATATATGTGAAATAATATGTGGTGGTAGCTCCCTCCGATGTACCAGATTCATCATAACCAAAAAATCCAGTTTTTAGACCACTGTTAAAATATTTAAATTCAATACCACGATCCTTATTATCATCTGCACCTTGCGTAAAGGTTAGAATTTTTGGTGATGTATTTGTACTTGCTGCGATACCAGCAGATAGGTTTGCACTAAGAGTAATAGTATTAGCACCTACATTAATGTTGGTAATAGTTGTTCCGTTTGGAATCGATGCATTACCAGAAACAATATCACCAACATTCAACCCGTCTACATCATCAAGAATAACTACTGACTGTCCACTTGCTGCAGCAGAAACAACAGTTTTTTCACTAATACTATCTCCAAGTGTAAATATAGGATCATTAACAGTCATCTGTGTAGAATTGACCGTTGTTGTAGTACCAGAAACTTGTAAGTTACCTCTAACTACAACATTACCAGCACCATCACCGCCGGCAGGATATGGGTCAATTGTGATTGTTTGAGCACCTGAATTGTCACTATAAATTGTAGAACCTACAATTCTCAAATCTCCAAAGTCAACTTCGGTTGAAGAACTACCAATGTTTAGAGTAGTTGCTGCCCCAGCAAAGTTAACTGTGGTAGCATTTGTATTTACAAGGTTAAATGTAGCAGTAGAAACAGTAAGATCTCCACCATCAATATTAACGTCTCCATCTACATCTAGATTGTTGTTGATATTGGTAGTGCCACTAGCGGCACCAATCTCTACAGTAGTTGCGGCCCCAGCAAAGTTAACTGTGGTAGCGGTTGTGTTAAGTAAATTAAATGTAGATTGATTAGTAGTTAAATCACCACCATTTACTTGTAAATCTAGGTCTACCTCAAGGTTATTATTGATGTTAGTAGTACCACTAGCGGCACCAATCTCTACAGTAGTTGCTGCCCCAGCAAAGTTAACTGTAGTAGCAACAGTATCAAAAAGATATTGTGTTGATTCAGTACCAACTAAAGTATTATTTCTAAACCTAGTAGTACCACTTCCTGCGGATCCAAAATTAATTGTTCCAGCTGCACCAAAAGCATTAACTGTAGTAGCGGTTGTATTTACAAGGTTAAACGTAGCAGTAGAAACAGTAAGATCTCCACCATCAATATTAACGTCTCCATCTACATCAAGGTTATTATTGATGTTAGTAGTACCACTAGCAGACCCAATCTCTACAGTAGTTGCTGATCCAGCAAAGTTAACTGTGGTAGCATTTGCATTTGCAAGGTTAAACGTAGCAGTAGAAACAGTAAGAGCTCCACCATCAATATTTACATCACCATCTACATCTAGATTGTTGTTGATATTGGTAGTGCCACTAGCGGCACCAATCTCAATAGCAGTTGCTGCACCAAAAGCATTAACTGTAGTAGCATTAGCATTTGCAAGGTTAAAAGTAATGTTAGAAACAGTAAGATCCCCGCCGTCAATATTAAGGTCTCCATCTACATCAAGGTTATTATTAACATTAGTAGTACCAGTAGCAGACCCAATCTCAATAGTAGTTGCTGATCCAGCAAAGTTAACTGTAGCAGCATTTGTGTTTAGTAAGTTAAATGTAGATTGATTAGTAGTTAAATCCCCACCGTTTACTTGTAAATCTAGGTCTACTACTAAATTATTATTAACATTAGTAGTACCAGTAGCAGACCCGATTTCTACAGTAGTTGCTGATCCAGCAAAGTTAACTGTAGCAGCATTTGTGTTTAGTAAGTTAAATGTAGATTGATTAGTAGTTAAATCACCACCATCAATGTTTAAATCATTATCAATGTCAACATTACCAGTACTGAATGTAATTAATTCTGATCCAGCGCCAGTATCAATATCAATATATTTGTTTGATCCTTCTCGTACAATGAACGCATCAGATCCTGAAATAATTTTATTATCTAGTCTGGTATTATCATTACCAATTGTTATTTTTTGTTGTGCATTATT